GACCTTAGGAACCTCGATATGTTCCTTCATAGTTGCACGCAAGCTGTCATTCATTGCTTTGTAGCGGTCAATCAGACGTAGGAGGGTAAGATTGTCCTGTGTTGCATGCCAGTGGTCACGATAACGAACAATCAACCGTTCCTTGATGTTGCCTTGCTCGTCCTTGACGATTACCACACTGTCATGGATAGCGACACTATCACGGATGTTTATCACCTGCCGAGTGATAAGGCTGTCCTTAATATGTACGCTGTCTTTTCTTGACATGTAGATAGTATCAGTGCGGATAGACTGCACAGGTACATACACTCTATGCGAGCAGCTTGTGAAGCAGAGCGATGTAAGTGCGAGTAATCCAATGATGATTAACATCGTGTACACGTAGTACTTAATATCCTTATCTTCCATACTCTTATACCTTTAATGTGAAACATTGCCTTCTTTGCTTTCCATCCGCACGCTTATAGCCTACATGCACCCAGCGAGAGGATTTAGAGCTTTCGATGATGATTTGGTCGAAAGAGTACCCCATTAGGGAGAACTCTGTCGCAAAGAAGCGTTCAAACTCATCCTGCTTACCATTGACAGGCTGCAAATCAGCGGCATATCCTGTGACATGAGCAGAGTTTTTTACACCTCCGACAGCCTTGTTCAGTTCTGGTGAGCGATAGCCACTTGTGATGCGGATAGCAGGAGTACCGAGGTCGTGACGCTCGCAATACTCTGCCCACTCTGCACGAATACACTCTAAGAGCGTAATCGTTTCTGTTAGGTGAACCCTCACAATAGAAGGAGGGTTGTTATTTATCTTTAATTGTTCAGCAGTGCTGGATTGCACCAGCTCCGCTATTGAGAAATTTGCCATACTCTAATCGAATTTTGGTTTATCATCATCTACATTCACATGCGAACTCTTAAGATACTCGCTAAGGAACGGCACTTTGTCGATTGCTTTCAGCGTCAAAACGTAATAAACAAAGCCGGCTACTTTCCACATTGTAGTATTCTCGATAAGCATCATCCGCCAGTTACGAACGATATTCGTAGAGTAAAACCAAATGGCCACACCGCACAATGCTTTAACAACTCCGAGCGTCTCATCGCCAGCATGAAGAAAATAACCTGTAACGAAGATTGAAGCCGTCATGACAAAGAATAACGCACAATGGTAAAAGAAGACCATAGACTTTCTTAACTCCCACTTCTCACCATGCTTAAGCCCTGCAACTAATCCAAAGATATAGTTGACACCGAACACAATCAACATAGCATACATAAAGTCCCGTATAGGAAAGAATAAGCTCAGCATCCCACTGATGATTGAACACATCACGTATTTAAATTGTTCAAGGTAATTCATAGTAAGCACATTAATACTCCGACAACAGCACCCACCAGACCAGCAGCTACGTCCTTCAAATCGAACTGCTCATCTCGGAGGTAATAATCAACACACTCCTTCGCTACCATCAGTAGCAAGACACCCGTAATTGCAGGGAATGCCCACGCTTCAACGTTTGCAAACAGCCTACCAAGCACGAAGGCTACGATAAGACCTGCAATGAGGTGTAAGTACTTGTCGCTACCAATAGTAGCGATTTTCCCGAAATTCCTGTAAATACAATCTAATGCTTTCTTCATCTTCTTTTTATATTAGTTAAACTCTATCCTTATATTGGTCAAATGGATAATTCTGCAAGAGAGACTCTGTAACACTTATAGGCTTACCGTCAGGGTCACAGAAGGAGGCTCTACTGTTTGTGACAGAGAACCAAACATGCCCCATATTACTTAATCGTCCATTCTCTGCCTTGGAAATAGCTACACCAAACACACGTATCTTAGGTTTGTTCTGATTTTCTTCATCAACGATAGATTCATTCCCTCTTTCTAAGTATTGACCTTGTTCGTTCTCTGCGGTATACCATCCATCAGGAATAGGGTATCCGACATCCTCAGAGTCGAACGTCTTACCATCATTATCACCGTCGTCACCCAGCTTACCTGTAGCGTAGTGACGGGCAGCGTGGTAATCATGCCACACCTTGCCCTTAACAGTCTTAGGATAAACAGCTGATAGACCTTTGTCAGTCACATTGACAAGAGACCGCTTAGTCCAATAGGCAGCTTGATAAGCAGAGACAAGTTCCTTCAGGCCAGTATAACCCAAGTCATATTTAGCATTACCCTCGTTGTCGAAGAAAATCAGATGAGGGGAACCGTCCTTATCCACTGTCATGCTGATACCCTTCTTGTTATCCTTTGTCAGCACATCGAATGTACCCTCATACATGTTAATATGTAGTCCATTGCTGCTGGGAGATGTACGGATACTTTTCGCCTCGATTAAGTCAGCGTTAACCTTCCCATCCGATGTCATTAAAGCCACCTTTCCTGAAGGAGTTTGAACCTTAAAGTTCTCCGCTGTGACGGTGAAGCTCTTCTTCTCTCCATCAAGTTCAAAGCCTACCTCGATAAGTCCATTCTTAAGATTAGTAACGGTTGCTGTGATATTATCAGCGGTCGTTTTCATCTCGGCCTTGAATTTATTAGATGTAAACTCTTGAGCAGCTTGCCAATCTTCGATGCTAAACTCTTCGCCTGCTGCCTTCGGACGAACACAGACGAGCAAGTCGTTTTTATACTCATCTTCAAAGGAAGCATTGCTCCATTGGTCGCCCTTATCATACGGAGGAGCCGGCTGATCATGTACGAACATCCTACGCTTACCATCCGCTGTGTCCTGTGCGTGCTTAGCAGCTTCAAGCGACTTAAGTACATCAGCATCCGTAATTTCATGCCAGGAGAAAGAGCCATCAGGATTCTTCTCAAATGAATACGCCCTACCGCCACCTGTCTGTGCATAGCTACGATTATAGTAGATGTCATGCTCATGAAGCTCCTTTGTAACTTCGTCCGCCCACTCGTTAGCAGGTTCAGTGGTGAGTGTTGGTACCACGTCACCAAACCAAATCACAAGCTGTTTATCTGATTGCTGCTGAACAGCACTGATACGGCTCTGCATTGACGCTAAGAAGTCTTGCAGGCGGATATACTTACCACGATTAGCAGGGTTCTCAACCCTTATCTCGAATTTCTGCTTATCAAAAAGGAAGATAGGGTCAGGAAGGGTAAAGCTATTGATACCCTTTATAATCTTAAAGTACGGACTACCCTCTCCAGCTGCTGACTGTATGATAGCACTCTGACGGTTTGTATCCGTTAGATGGCCCAGTTGCACTACCTCGTCACCCACCTGTGGAACATCACTACCACTTGCGTAGTCATCTACATTCGTATTGTCTGCAATGTCTACGTAATCAGTACCAACACCGCTGACACGCCTGTGCCAGTAGTGATTAGATAGCTGTCCTCCAGCATCAATCAAGTTGAATGTCTCGCACAGTGCAAGGTCATCCACTCTCATTGAATTATACACCCTACGCCCTTCACTATCCTGCTGAACAAAATAGCACCGCCAAGCACCAGCAATCTTCTCTATTCGTGAGATAACAAAGCCGCCAGCAGAGTTTACTACCTTACCTTTAATGTGAGAGGTCTTCATAATCTCCACCTCTTCTGCTGTCAGCTTCTTTCGTGCGTGAATGTAGTCGGTATCAACGTGCCACTGCCCATTGTCATCCTTATAAATGCCAGCACCTGAGCTGTCCTTTACGAAATCATCGCCAAACTCGATACCCTTCAAGAATGTAATAACCTCTTGAGCGGTATCGGGAATATTCTTTCTTAGGAAGCGTGGGTCTACATAGTTCTTTATCAGTTCGCTTGTCTGCGTGGAGTTCAGTCCGCTGCCGCTGAAATTACCCGATAGGATATTATTGACATCCTCCTTTAACTGCGAGATAGTACCCTTGACAGCTTGATTGCCAACGGTTATCTCCTGAATAATCGGGTAATCCAACTTTGTAACCAGCCTAAGGACACGTGTCTTTAACTGATAGCCAAATCCATCGTCAAAGGTGACTTTCTGACCGATATAGAGTTTTGGGTTCTTGTTTGCGAAAACTACCGCATTAGAGGAGAATGAGTAGTTATTGTTATCCTGCGCACGTCTTTTTATCTCCTTGATAGTGCGTGCTGCTAATTCTTCTTGTGCAAGCTTCGTTTCATGCTCACCCATTACGATGTTAAACAGAACGACCATATTACAAGAGAGGTCGGGGAGGGTATTTCCTCTTGGATAAAGTCCCTCGCTCTCATTGGTAGGGATAATGGTATCTCCGCTTTGATACTTAAGAATTTCGTAATCACCCTTTAAGACGTCTACGCCACTATCGCCCTCGTTTGGCTTTGCTGCTATTGGGTTGTTTATTTCGTGGTAGTGGAGTTCAAACCCCTCCTGCCCATTAGGCTGTCCGACAAGTCCCTGCGTAAGGGCGTCATATTGCCCATCTACAGCGTGGGTGTTAACTTTGAATATTCCTTTAAGCGTGTACCCTTGTAACACCTGCTTTGTTCGGTCTATCTCATAGTCATACCAATAGTGAGTAATGATATTTCCGCTTTCGTCCTTATCGTGAGTTATATTGATAGCGGTCTTGCCAGCTATCTTAGTGACAGACGGGAACGCCAAGCGCATATACCAAATAGTGTATGTCTTTTTATTTCCCCTGCTGTCAAGTTCTATTGCATTTGTCTGAGAGTTCTTGAGATAACGCACGTGCTTACGAACATTGTAAACATACAAGTCGATATGCGGATAAACATCATCAAAGGAGAGTGCAAGCGTCTGTTTGATAGCGTTTGAAGCGTCAAAAGCTGCCTTTGTTGTGATGTTCCCATCTGTGTCTACATAGATACATCCGTCAGGATAGGTTTCTTTGTCAAGTCCTAACCTTAGGAGGGTAGCTACGTTGCCAGTGCCAACAAGAGCCTTTGTAGACATATTCTTTGTTGAGCCTTGAGGATAGAAGCAGTTGTAGTAATTCTCCTTGCTATCGCTTATGTTAGGCACTTGCACGTTATCATGCGCCTTTAACGTGGGAATTTCCTCACCGAGGTTAATGCTTATCTGACCGAAGTACAACGCTTTGTGTTCCCATGACAAATGCCACTCGCAAGCGTTATTCTTGCAGCCTTGCGCAATAGAAGAGAGTACCGAAAGAATGTCATTCGATGATACCGAGAATGAAACAGACGCATCCACATTACCGCAAAGGGTATAAGTGAACTGCTTCGCTTTCTCTGTTATTCCTAATGCTTCATTGATAGCCTTGCAGGCGTATTCAAGTGCATTTGTCGTAAGTCCTTCAAATGACCATTCTTGTTGCTTAATAGGGTTCTTATCCGCATCTGTGGTGTCATAGAGAAATGGCACACGTGAAAGCCACATCAAAGGGTGCTGAAATTCAGGGGTGTACTTAAATCCTTTATCGTCCTCTGTCGGTGTGTACGGACTGAGTAACCTATACTTCAAGCCGTCATCAAAAGGTATAATATACGCACCTGCTGGCAAAGTGAGTTTTACATCGCTCTGCCATGATAACCTTATAAGGTCACTTCTGCCTAATTCTTGCTCGTGTTCTGCGCCCTCTGTCAGTGTCGCATCGAGTATCTTGTTGTTATGAATGTCGTATATTACCATAGTTACAAAGTTAACGAGCGCATAATAAATGATAAAGTAAGAAACAAAAAGAAAAGCCACAACTAAAACATTGTGACTTATTGGGTGTCTATCGTGGGCAAAGATGCGATATTTCTTTACCCCGATATATTGTGCGAGAGTATCCGTTTGGCTCAGTTATATAGTATCTGAACCCATCTGCCTTGCTATGCTCTATCGCATAGAAAACAGCTTTCTTTACGCTGTCAAATGATAGCTTTCGCCCATTTACAGCTAATAATGTTTTACCCATTTACAAGTAATCTATTTCTAACTCTTCTTCTCTTACTATAGCAAATGCACTTCTGCTATCGTTGCGCTCATTAAGATATTTAACACACTCGTTATAAGTGCCTTCAAATACGGGTGTCTGTCGCCACCCACCTATGGTTTCTTGTACATAAAACTTATTCATAATTTTATTTTTTTTGAGTGGGGTGGTTAACCTCACATTGCCTTTATTTTTGCCCTAAAATAAGTCCCAGCACTCTAATGGTATCATCTCTTGATACATCTGCACGATTAGACAAATCATCTACCCAACCATTGAAAGCGTCTAACACAATGATTCGAGTTGCGATGCGTGCAGCGTCATCTTCTGACATGTTAAATTGCTTAGCAATAACTTTAATTGTCTCACCCATATTCTTTGATGAGTTAACCATTTCTTCTATTTTCTGCATATTACTCATATTATTTATAATTAATGTTTTTATAGGCAGGGTCGCCCTGCCTTGTTAATACTATGCTATTCTAACTAAGTTTGCTTTTTTGAAACAACGCCACTCGTCTTTTTCAGTGTCAAAATACACTTGGCAAGTGTCTGCTGTTTTCTTTGTACCCTTTGTTGCTGGTATTCTTTCACTCATAAGAGTGCCGTAAGCCTCTCTCAGAGTGCCGTCTACTTTCTGAAAGTAGAACTTAACTATTCGCTTGCTAAGGGCTGCTTTTAACTTAATATTTGCCCAAGCGCACTTTAACGCTTCTGATAATGTATAACCATTCTTGCGTACGAACTGCCAAGCAAGATTCATTACCTCTCTCATAGTGTTCTTTAATGTAGTACTCATAATCTTATAGTTTAATAGTTTTATAATCTGTTTCTTAATCACGCTGCAAAAGTAAATAATACTATTTACATAAACAAATATAATGATAATAAAATTGTTGCTATTAACATAATTTAGTAAATAGTATTGTTTACATTATATATATAATAGTTATCTTTGCAATATGAGAATAAAAGAAATATTAAAAGAAAAGGGTATAACTCTTTCGCAACTTGCTGACACTATGGGTGTAAGCCGTCAAGCATTGAGTCGCCAAGTGGCAGGAAAGCTGCTTGTAGAAAAAGCAGAAGAAATTGCCAATGCTCTCAATGTCCCTATGTGGCAGTTGTTCGTTTCACCCGAAGAAGTGGCAGGAAGTGGCAGCTTTGTGGCATTTGTTAAAGCTGGGATTAAAATATATCACGCAAATAGTCTGTCTGAACTTGAAAAAATAGTGCAGGAGATTAAAGAAAATAAAGAATAGCTTGCACATTTAGGGAGTATTATATACTTTTGCGGAAGTATAACTAAAAACTATGATAAAATGAAAAAGATTATTTTATTTATTTTAGTCGCATTTTATTTTAATGCTGCTTATTCACAAGACTGGGAGATAGTGCACCACGACGCAGACCCTATGACTAAGAAAGAATCTTATGATAGCTATTCGTTTTCAGATAAAGCAGGAAATGAATTTATTATTTGGTCACATAGGGATAAAAAATTCAGATTAATATCGCATGGCTATATTTTCGACTATATTGGAAATACTCATATCGTCCCATTTACCGTTGGCTTTTATGATAATAACGGAACTTTCATAGAAAAAATAGAAATCGATGGCCATGTAAACGAAAGTGAACCAACAATGATGGAAAACCAATTCTCTTCAAAAAAGGTAAAGAAAATTGTTTCTTACATTAAAGAAAAAAAAGGAAGTGTACGCTTTCTTATACCTCTATATGGTAGAGATTCAGGAATGGATTTTACGGTTCCTTGCATGAAGAATTAGAAGCGTTAGGGTAGCCGTTAAGCTACCCTCTTTTTATGTCCTATTGGTAGGGTTTGCTTCTATGAAAGCAAGTCCGAGTTTTGCAAATGTTCGCTCCGTGTTCCTCGCAAATGTGCAACTCTTACCAGTGTATTTGAGATGATAAACATCCGTGCCGTCATTAGGAACTTGTATAGACACGTCACCCCCTCGCATAACCTCCGCAAAGGCTTTGTTCTTTGCGTTGAAATCTGCCGCATCCCTGCCCTCCATAGTGAAGTTTAGGGTAAGGCTGCGTTCATTGACCTTTGGAGTGCCGACATACTGAACCCCATCTTGTGTGCGGTCATTGTTGGTGATGTACTCCTTCATTGGAAAATATCCGTTAAGGGTATCGAGAAAGCCGTCACCCATTCTTATGCCCCACTCTGTAAAGGCGTCTTTGCCGTTAATGATTAATTCTGTCATATTACATATCTTTAATATTCTTCTTAATGTCTGAAACGTCACTACTTAGCATTTTGAGCGTCTTGTTCATTGCAGATGTATCGTCGTGGATACCCTGCAACTCAAGATAGGAGTTCGCTTGTATCGTTCTTAGTTCGTCTGCAATAGATTTCTGCTCTACCGCTATCATCTGAATACCTCGCATAGATGCGTCCATCGTGCTTAATTTAGCCGTCAGAATGTCTTTTATCTGGTCACGTGAGATATTCCCTGCCGTTGTGAGTGCCACGATGTTGTTAGCCTGCTCAAAGGTGATGGAAGATACACCGTTGGCTGACGCATTCTGTTCAGAGTCTTTCTTTTTGATTAGTCCAGCCTGTTCAAGTTCACTCCTCTTCTTCAATCCCATTGCAGCGATTTCATCATTTTTTTCCCTTATGTGTGCGATTTCGCTATCGTCGAGACCGTCTTCGGTAGCCTTAGCAATATATTCATATAGCTCTTTGATTTTCGGCTTTAACTCTTCGTTGGAAAAACTTTCTAACAACGCATTGCTTATCAGTTCATTAATGTTGTTAGCAAAATCTTCCGTTGTACTTTCAAGATTTTTTAATGTAGACTTATAAGAGTCCATAAATCCGTCCCAAGAATACCCTGTGAGTTTCTCGTTAAGTGCAGATACAAGCTCTTCCCTTTTTCCAGAACGCTCTATATATTCCTTAACAAGGTCTTCTGGAGATTTATGTCCTCCGTTATCGAAGAACTCACGCCATGCAGTATCAGCGGCCTCCTGTAATGTTTTCATTTCATCAGGAGAAAGTTTCCACATATCTGTAGAACTAAATACTCTTGCTTTTGAGCCTGATTCTGAAAGACGCTTATTAAATTCATTCCAGCCCCACCAGTCTCTACTTTTAGAATGTGCGTTGAATGAGCTTTTCCCACCAAGTTTCATAAAGCCGTACCCTTTATTCGTCCACTCACTTGCTCTCGCATCTATCGCCCTGCGCTGGTTCCACTCCCATTCATCTTCTGCGGCTTTCGCTTTTTTATATGACTCTATCGACTGCTTATTTGTATTATCTTTCTTGCTGATGTTCTTAGACAAATCTTCTATTGTCTGCGCAAGCTTTTCGTTTGCTTTTGTGAGCTTAGAGATTTCTTTCTCCATCGCCTTTTCGTTTCCTCCGCCAACAAACCAACTGCCTATACCGTTAATGATGCCGCCAATTATATTCCCGACACCTTTAATAACGTCCAGCACAATGTTCGGTATTTGTCGCAAAACCGTCTCTACTACTTTTGCAACCTTATCCAATATACCTTTGATGAAACCCGCAGGGTCTTCGCCGAGAGCGTCTATGATTTGCAGGATAGCCCCAATCAATCCGCCTGCTTTCCCTCCAATAGCTCCAATTAATCCACCAACACCACCTTTCCCAGCAATAGAACTAATGAGGTTTGCAACTCCATCAGCAAAGCCTTTCAGTGTACCATTAGACATCTGCCGTAAGGCAGAACTAAAGTTATTAAGCCCTTGAACAGCCTTATTTGTACTATTAGTCAGTTCGCCATATTTGTTATTTTTGTCTTCTTTTGCGTTATTCAAGTCGTCAGCCGTGGTGTCAACTTTCACTCTTGCAGCGTCAACGGAAGCCTGCGCTATCTTCCTCGTTGAGTCAGTGGTCGCATTCGTGAGTAACTTTTCAGCTTTCTCCAAATCCTCGATAGCCTTAGTATGCGCTTTTGTCTTCTCTTGCAAATTACGTACGCTGTCTTGATAGGCTTTTGTTTGTTTTTCTATTTCCGCCCATTGGGAGAATTTAAATGGAGACGTGGCTTCACCGACACCTTCCTTGCGTAAGTTGTTGCGTAAGTCGATGTAAGCTTTCTTATCAGACGGAGAGAGCGCCTTGAACTCTGCCGTACGCATGTATTGCTCAACCTCTTTCAGTGTGTCTTTAGCGATGTCTTTCAACACACCACCGATACCACCGAACGTTGCTCCCCAGTCTATATCAAGCGCAAGGTTTCCCGTGTTCGATTTCGCAAGTGCACTTGCTTTTTCCTTTTCGAGTATTTTCCTGCGATTTTCGTCCTTTTCCTTTGCTATTTTCTCGTCATATTCCTTAGCTATGGCGTACATCTGTTGCTGCACGGTCCCATACTCTTTCAGATAATCGTAGAGTGCTTGCAGCCGTTGTACTTCCAGTTCCTTATATTCGTTCTCATGTTTGGTCTTTGTGTTGGCAATCATCTCGTCAAACTTGGCGTTTTCTGACGCAGATAGTGTGACTGTGTGGCGATTGAACATTTTATCCTTGTTATTAGGATTAGCCTTAAACTCCGCCTCTGCCTCATCTTGCTTCCTCTTTAGATATTCTTGCTTTTGTTTATCTATCTGTTCTAACTCCTTTTTATGAGCAAGTTTCATAGCGGCAATAGTTTTCTCGCTACCATTATGGATAGCATTAATGCGCGTCTGCTCTACTTGATTATCGAGTTCGACCATTGCTTGTGATTTGGTAATTTTCTTGCTATCCAAATCAGTTAAAGCCTTTAGATGAGCTTTTGCTGCTGTTTCACGTGCTTTCTGTGCGTCTTTTGCTGCTTTCTGTGCGTCTTTTGCTGCTTTCTCACGTTCTTTTTGTGCTTTCTTTGCTGCCCTTTCCCTACCCTTTGCGGTTTTTGCAGATGCTTTCTCCTCGCTATCTAATGAACTGCCTGATAGTTTCTTGTATTTTTCGTTGGCTAAGTCAAGATTCTTTTGCGCCTTTTCTACTTGCGCAACAGTCGCTTTGCCACTTTTTTTCAGGTTTTCCAGATGAGTTCTTGCTTTTAACACATCCGATTTTGCAGCATTTCTTGATGCAATCCATAGCGGTTGAGATTTTCTTGATTCCTTAATACCATTAACATAAGTAGATAGTTGCTCTATCTCCTTTGAAGTCAAAGACACTCCCTTTAGTTCTTTATAAGGGAATACGATGTTTTTCTTGCTGCCTTTATTTTTCTCTAAAGTTTTTGATAACGCATTAAGCCTCTGATTGCTCATTTTACCAATAGTACCTTGGTATCGAGATATTGCATTACCAGCCGCGACTCTCTTTGCTTGATATCTTTCTCCGCTTGCAAGTCTATCATAATATTCCATAATATCTTTATATGGAACAAACGCACGCACACTCCACTCTGACCTATTATGCGCTTTGGCATATTGAGCAATGGCATCATCTTCGATTTTTGAATCTTTATCAGATATATTACCTCCGCTTAGTTTCTTTTCTCCATTCGCATGGAGTGTTTTACTTATATGAGTGTACTTATTAGACTGTTGTATATGTGATTCAACGGCTTTATTGCCATCTATTACAGCTATCTCACGCTTCATTTGGAGTATATTCTTCAAATGACCCTCCTCGTCAATATATTTCTTAATTATAGAAGGATAACGTGAAATAAGAAGATTCATAGCTTTTCTTCTGTCATCTGTAGCTGATTTATCATCACTTGCCACAGATATAGCTTGTTCTGTAGCCGCTTTATATTGCTCTTGTCTATCTTGTGCAGCCTTGAAAGTTTCATTAAGCGTATTTTGAGCAGCATCAAGTTCGCTAACACCATCACTTGTTGCTATGATTGCTCCAATAAGAGTTGCCAAAGCCGCTGCCGCTGCAACATAAGGATTGGAGAGCATAGTCATGTTAAGAAGTTTTGTGGCTTTCTCTAACAATAGTGTACGTGTGTAGGCAATAGTTTCTGCAATAGTATATCCATTTGTTGTCATAGTTGCCAAGGCTACAGCCGTCCTATATATTCCAAAAGCTGTGGCAAGACCTACTACAACACGTCCTACTTGCTCGTAATTTTCAACGAGAGATGTTGCAGCCTGCACGGCACTCATAACAACTCCCTCACCCTTAGAGCCTATCTCATTGAACATATTATCAAAGGACTCTTCAAGCATGGAAATCTGTCCATTGAGCGTCTTTGCGCCCTCTGATGCCATACCATAGAACTTACCACCTGCACTTGTGGCAGAGATAAACGCATCCTGCACCATTTTTGAAGTGATAGCACCCTTTGACATCTCGTTTTTGAGTTCACCGATAGATTTACCCGTTTTGCGTGAAATCTCCTCCAATGGATTGAACCCTTGATTGACCATTTGCATAAGGTCCTGTCCCATCAACTTTCCTGCACTACTCATCTGTGAGAAAGCAAGTGCAAGGGAGTTGAATTTACCAGAGTCACCCATGGAGATATCGCCTATCGCCTTTAGGTAGTCGATAGATTTCTCAGCCTCGATACCAAAGGATGTCATCATCTGTACCGCACCGACCATATCCTTTGTGTTCAGCGGAGAAGCAAGGGCATATTCCTTAATTTTTCCCATGATATTGTTTAGACGCTCCTCATTACCTCCCAATAGGACTTTAAGGGATGTTTCCATGCTCTCGAACTCTGCACGGACGGATATAACCTTACTTGCAAGTTCTTTCAGTCCCATGCCGCCAACGAGCATAGCCCCCATTTCTTTCATCTTATCAGTGAGAAGTCCCATTGTCTCCGCTGTTCCTCCACCTTCTTCTCTGAAAGCCTCATACTCATCACGGAGCTTCTTTACTGATAGCCTTGCCGTTGCCTGCTCTTGCGTGAGCGCAAATAAAGAAGCCTTTTCTTCATCAAGAGCCTTTTTGGCTGCTTTCCACTCTGCAAGTTTGGCATCAGATGTCAAAGGAGACGACTTAACAGACTCACGATAAGCATCGCCCAACTGCTTAACATCAGCGGCAACGTCCCTAACTACTCCTTTCTGTGCAATAATCTTCTCGGTAAAGTCATTGACACCCTGCGAAGCTGCAAATATCTTCTGCTTAAAATCTGTTTCCATTGCAGCAGATGCTTCGGCAATCTTCCCAGTGACATTCCCTAATTCCTTAGAGGTCTGTTGTAATTTACTATTCAGTTTATTAAAGGATGTAGGGTCTTGAATAGCGTCTACACCTTTAATCTCCTGCTTTAACTTCGTTATCTCATCTCGTAACCGCTGGACCTTCTCATAGTCTGCTTGTACACGGAATTTCAATTCTGCCATATCTACTTTCTTCTTCTGTTTGCGAGTTCCTTACCGCTGATTTTCTTCACCACATCACCGAAAGCCTCGTGCTGTTTATCCTTTTGCATGATAATGAGATTGCGATAAG